GGCGTGGAGTATGATCCGAGCTGGCGGAACCAGGCGGGTGCGGCCAAGACAAAACGCACCGGCAAGGTGCTGAATGACGACCGCGCGGATTGGCGCGAGGCCTGGGCGCTCTTTCCCGGCGATGTGGTCTATGTCTGGCATGGCGCGCTGCATGCAACGACGGTGGCCGAAAGCCTCGAGGCCTGCGGGTTTGCGATCCGGTCGCAGATCATTTGGGCCAAGGAACGACTTGTTCTGAGCCGTGGTGATTATCACTGGCAGCACGAGCCTGCGTGGTACGCGGTCCGCAAATCCGGCAAGGGTCATTGGGCCGGGGATCGCAAGCAGACAACGCTGTGGCACATCCCGAGCAAAGATCAGGATGCCAGCACCATACACGGCACCCAAAAGCCGGTCGCCTGTATGCGCCGGCCCATCGAGAACAACTCAAGCCCCGGTCAGGCCGTCTATGAGCCCTTCATGGGATCGGGCACCACGCTGATCGCCGCAGAGATGACCGGGCGGGTCTGCTACGGGATTGAATTGAACCCGGCCTATGTCGATGTGGCCGTCAAACGCTGGCAGGATTTCACTGGAGAGGTTGCAGTGTTGCACGGCAGCGGGGACACGTTCAACGATTTGTATAGGGCAAAAGAAAATGGCCAGCACAAGGCTGGCCAAGTTACAGGATAGGGGCGTGGGGTTCATATCAATGAAGTCCAATACCCGAGCAGTCCAATTGGATCAGGTCAAAACAATCGGCAACCGGACTAAACACCAACCAAAACTCGCTGGCAAAAGGGCGGGCATCAAGATTTACGATGCGTGTTCAAAAAGACACGGCACCGAAGAGCGCAGCCCATGACACCAAAGCCCCCGTATGCCTCCCTCCTGGAAAACGGGCCGCAGGAGCCGACTGTAGAGGTTCTGGCCCGTTGCGAACAGGCGCTGCGCGAGGGTGGCTTATGGGAGAGTGAGATCAAAACCTTTCTCGCAGAGGCCACAGCAGGTGACGACACTCACCTGTTTCAGACGGCCATGCGGTGGTTTGACGTTCTCTGAACCAACACCTGCGCCAACATATCAGCAATGTCATGGAGAAATGGCAACGCCGCAGCGTCTCCGCCCAGACCAAAGCCAGCCATGGCATCCAGGAAGGCCCTCCCCGGCTTGATGGCTGGGTTACCCGCTTCGCCATTTTGGCCGAGACCGACGACTAAGCCTGACCAATCTCGCTCCACAGGCTGCAGTCCTACCATCAGAGTTGCTGCTTTTTGTGATCACGTTTCTTGCCGGAGAGTATGACCCATGTCCACATCCCGCGCACGCGGCCAGACCATCACCGTCTCCCAAGCGGCTGCCTTGCTTGGGCGATCCGACCGCTGGGTACAGGGGTTGGTCAAGGCGGGGTATATCGAGCGCGCCACGCGCGGGGAGTACACGCTGGTGGCGGTTATCCGCGGGGCGCTGGCCTATTACGAAGACCAGATCAGCAAAAACAACAAGGCTGCGGCGGCGACGCGCGCCTCAGAAGCCCGTACCCGGGAGATTGAGCTGCGCATCCGCGAACGCAGCCGCGAGTTGATTGCCATGGAGGATGCCCGCGCAGTTGTTGGAGAGATGGCGGCTCTTGTTCGCGCTGAACTGGCCGGGCTGGCGGCCCGGTATACACGAGACATAGAGGCGCGGCGGGTGCTCGAAGAGGTGATTGATGGTTCCCTCCAGCGCATTGCAGGCGGCGCGGAAAAAGCAGGCGCAGCTCTGGGCGCTGATCGCAGCGATCTGGAGACCGAGCGAGAAGCGTGACCCGGCGGCCTGGGCGGCTGCCCACCGCATCTATCCCGAAACCGCCGGTATTCCCGGTCCCCGCGATCCAAAGCTCACACCTTACATGATCCCGTGGTCGGCGGCGGTGCATCGCGGCGGCTATCGCCGGGTGGTCGCGGTGACCTCGGCGCAGTCGGGCAAGACCGACAGCATGCTCGACATCATCGGCGCGCGGTTGGACCAGCGCCCGGCACCGATCCTGTATGTGGGGCCCACGAAGGAGTTCCTGACGGATCAGTTTGAGCCGAGGCTGATGGCGCTTCTGGATGAGGCCGACACGCTTGCGAATAAGGTGGTGCGCGGTCGGCGGATGAAGAAGACACTGAAGCATGTGGCAGGCGTCCGGGTGCGGCTTGCGCATGCAGGGTCCTCGACAGCGCTGAAATCCGATCCTGCCGCGCTCGCGCTGATCGACGAATACGACGAGATGATGGCCAACGTGAAAGGCCAAGGCGATGTTCTGGGTCTGGTGGAAGCGCGCGGGGAAACTTACGCGGATTTTGTCACGGCCATCACCAGCACACCGGCGCGAGGTCTTGTGGAAATCGAACCAGATGAGGGCAGCGGTCTGGAGTTCTGGGCACGCTCCAACCCGGATGATGTTGAGAGCCCGATCTGGAAACTGTGGCAGGAGGGCACACGGCACCATTGGGCCTGGCCGTGCAAACAGTGCTCGGAGTTCTTCATCCCGCGGTTCAAGCAGCTGCGCTGGCCCGAGCGCGCGACACCAGCGCAGGCAAAACGCGCCGCTGTATTGATCTGCCCCCGCTGCGACGGAGAACACGATGAGGACGACAAGGTCTGGATGAACGCCCGCGGCGCGATGGTGGCACCCGGGCAAACGGTAACGCTGAAGGACGATGCGTCGCATGTCACCGGCGCGCCTGCGGACAGTGCGACGCTATCGATGTGGACCTCGGGCCTGTGCTCGCCCTTCGTCACCTGGGGCCAGCGGGCCGAGACGTACCTGACGGCGCTGCAATCGGGCGACCACGGCCGGATCCAGACCGCGATGAACGCGGGCTTTGGCGAATGCTACGCCATGACCGCTTCGGGCGATGTGCCGGACTGGCAGGAAATCATGGAGCGGCGCCAGCCGTATCGGCCGGGGGACGTGCCAGCCGGGGGCTTGCGCCTTGTAATGGGCGTCGACGTGCAGAAGTTCAGCCTGGTCTATGTGATCCGGGCGTTTGGCGCGCGCGGGACGTCCTGGCTGGTGGAGTTTGGTCAGCTTTACGGACCCACGGAGGATGACGATGTCTGGTCGGCGCTGGCGGACCTGATGCTGGTGCCGGTGGGCGGCATGCAGATCGAGAAGGTGTTTGTGGATTCAGGGTTCCGGCCCGACAAGCCGGAACTGGGCAACGAGCACAAAGTCTATGAGTTCTGTCGACGCTACAGCTGGCTGTGCTCGCCCACCAAGGGCCGGGATCAGCAAAACCCGCCCTACAGAGTGTCGAAAATCGAGGTAAAGCCGGACGGCAAACGCGCGCTCTATTCGATCGATCTGGTGACGCTGTCGACGGATTTCTTCAAATCGCTGGTGATGTCGCGCATCCGCACGCCCGCCGATCAGCCGGGAGCGTTTCATGTCCATGAGGCGGTGTCGGAGGATTATTGCAAGCAGCTGACCTCGGAGGCGCGGATTGTCGTGCAGGGCAAGCCGGTCTGGGTCAAACGCTCGCGCAACAACCACTTTCTCGACTGCGAGGCGCTCTGTGCCGCCATAGGCTACACGCTGAACGTTCAGCGGATCCCGGAAGGGGTAGAGCGCAAGCTGTCCATTGAGGCGGCGGTGCCAGATGGCCATGACCCGTCAATGGTGGCCGCACCGGAGCCTGATCGATCAGGTCTGGCAGCATCTCATGCATCACCGGGTCCTGACAGCACCGCCAAACTGCGCGGGCGGTTTGCACGCCAGGGCAGCCGATTGAACAGGTAACGCATATGTCGATGATCGGAAGGCTGAAACACCTGCTGGCCGAGGCGCTGCCTCCGACAGTGGGGCCTGAGGGGATGACCCTCCCCAAACCCTCGGGCAAATACATGCGCGGTGGGCGCGGTGTCACCTTCGCGGGCTGGAAACCGGCGCTGCGGGAAAGCCAGGATGATATTGGCGAGGCCTGGGACGATGCGGCCGCGCGGGTGGGTGACCTCTTGCACAACAGCGGCTGGCTGGCCGGGGCCATGGAGCAATGCGTCGCCAACACCGTGGGCACGGGGCTGCAGCTGAAGGCGCTGCCAGAGAACGAGACTTTTGGCATGACGCCAGCCGAGGCCTCGGACTGGGCGAAGACGGTGGAGCGCCGGTTCGAGCTCTGGGCGCGCAGCGCGCAGGAATGCGACATTCAGGGCTTGCGCACTTTTGGCCAGATGCAGGCGGCGGCGTTTCGATCCTGGCTGGTCACCGGTGAAATCCTCGCGGAACTGCCCTGGCGCAAACGGGCCTGGAACCGCTACGGCACCAAGGTGCGACTGCTGCCGCCGCAGCGGCTGTCGCGCAAGACGGAAAGCATGAAGCGGCTGATCAACGGTGTCTATACGGACGCCGATGGCATGCCCGTGGGCTACCGCGCGATCCGCAAGGACCTGTTCCGGCATGACGTGGAATACGATGTGCGCGCCCGCGACCGGGCAGGTCGACCACGGGTGATCCACATCTTCGAGGGCGCGCCTGGCACACACCGGGGCATCTCGCCTCTGGTTCCGGCACTGCAGGTGGCGCGGCAGTTTGACCAGTTGGCGGATGCCACGCTGATGGCGGCCATCGTGCAGACGCTGTTTGCGGTGACGATCACCTCCGACGAGCCGACGGAACAGGTGTTGCAGGGGCTGCTGACGCCACAAGAACAGGCGCAGATGCTGGCGCAAGGCATATCGCCGATGGAGGCCTATATCGAGATGGTCGCAGGATATTACGACGGCAGCACGCTGGATGTGGGGATCAATGGCCGCCTGGCGCATCTGTTTCCGGGTCAGGAGCTTAAGTTTCACACCAGCAACCACCCGTCTTCGGATTATGCCGCCTTCGCCATGCATCTGCTGCGCGAACTCGCGCGCTGTCTCGGGCTGACCTATGAAAGTGCGACGGGCGACAATGTGGGGGCGACCTATTCCTCGCTGCAGGCGGCCACGACAGAGATCTTTGCCATCACGAAAGCCCGGCGTCGCAACATCATGGCGCCGTTCTGCCAGCCGATCTTTGAGGCCTGGCTCGAGGAAGAGATCGAGGCGGGAGCCCTGCCGTTCCCGGGCGGGATTGCCGGGTTCATGGCCAATCGCACCGCTGCATGCCGCGCGGAATGGCGGGGTGATCCGCGCCCGCAGGCCGATGATCTGAAAAAAGCCAAGGCGCATGAGGTCTGGAAGCGCCTTGGTGTGATGTCGGACGCGATGATCTGCACCGATCTCGGGGCCGATGTGGACGATGTTTACCAGCAACTGGCGCAGGAACAGGCGCTGCGGGCCGAATACGGCCTGCCGGAGCCGCAGATGATGGGCGCGCAGGGCGGTGGACCGAGTGCCGCTGTCGCAGATGAACAGGACGAAACTAGTGGTGAGGCGGAGACATGACCATCAGCATTGACGATGCCGATCCCTGCGCGGCGGCCGCCAGCCTGCGGCAGGTCTATGTCCGGCTTGTCGCAGGTGAAGGGGCCATGGAGGTGCGCTTCCGGGCGGGATCGAACGGGGTGGAACGCTCGGTGACCTATCACCGGGCGCATCCAGACCGGCTCTTGGCCGTCCTTCGCGGCTTTGAAGAGCAATGTGCCCAGCAACAGGGCCGTGGCCCGCGGCGGTTTGCGCTTGGAACAGGAGGGGTGCGATGACGGAACCGCCCGATGTTGAACACTCTGCGGTGGCGCCGGCGGGGCCGACGCTGGCACAAATTGCGGGCCGCGTGTTGAACCGGCCGCTGCTGCTGCACCCGGAAAAGGCCGATCTGATCCTGCATGTGCTGCAGGGCCGGATTGGGATCGAGCCTATGAGCCTGCCGGGGCCCGAGGCCAACCGCTTTGTCGGCAGTTACCGCCGCGACAACGGCAGCGTCGGTTCCATGCGCGTTGCAAACGGTGTTGCCATCCTGCCCATCGTGGGCAGCCTGGTGAACCGCGGGGCCTGGATCGGGGCCAATTCGGGGCTGGTCTCCTATGAAGGCATCGCCGCGCAGCTGCGCGAGGCGCAAGCCGACCCGGATGTGCGGGCGATCCTCTTAGATATCGACAGTCCCGGCGGTGAGGCCACGGGCATGTTCGCGACAGCCAACCTCGTTCGCGCTGTGAACCAGGTGAAGCCGGTTCTGGCCTTCGTCAATGATGTGGCCGCCTCGGCCGCCTATGGCATCGCCAGTGCTGCGCGCGAAATCATCGTCTCGCCCACCTCCATGGTCGGCTCCATCGGTGTGGTGCTGACCCATCTCGACCGCTCGGGCGAGCTGGAAGATCGCGGCGTGAAGCCGACGCTCATTCATGCCGGGGCGCATAAGGTCGACGGCAACCCGTTCGGACCGCTGTCGGACGCGGTGCGCGCGGATCTGCAGGCCGAAGTTCTCAAAATATATGATCAATTCATCGGCTTGGTCGCGGAAGGTCGGACTGGTCGCATGACTGAGCAGGCGATCCGCGCCACAGAAGCCCGCACCTATCTTGGCGCGGATGCCATTGCTCAAGGTCTCGCCGATCGCATGGCGAGCCTGGACGAGGTTATCGCCACGCTTTCGCAACCGCCCTCCGTGGCAATTTCCCAGAGAAAGGGAGGACCCATGACCAGAACCATCCAGAACGAGGCGCCCGCGAGTGACGTCTCGGCCATTAGCCCAGCCGACCTGCAAGCGGCTGTCGATGCCGCCCGCACCGAGGCGCATACCGCCGGTGTCACCGCTGGCAAAGCCGAGGCCACGTCCCGCATCAAGTCTATCCTGACAGCGCCCGAGGCCGAAGGCCGGGAAGCCCAGGCGCTGGTTCTGGCGCTTGAAACCGAGATGTCGGCTGTGGATGCAGCGAAAGTTATGACGGCGTCCCCCAAGGCATTGGTCCCCACGACGATTGCCGACCGGGCCGCACACGAGACTGAACTCGGGGCTGAAACCCCAGCAGATCAACACAACCGCGCCGAGCGCAGCGTGGCGGGGTGGTCCAAAGCCATCACCCACGCCAATGCGCGCTTTGGCTGAATAAGGGAGAAGGACCATGACTGTTCTCACAGAAGGCCGCCATCCCGGCGAATTCCTGATGACCGAGGCCAATGGCCAGCGCTCGCGGGAAAATATCACCATCGCCAGCGGTGCTGGCATCATCGCCCCGGGCACCGTGCTGGGCAAAATCACCGCCAGCGGCAAATATCTGGCCAGCGCTATCGGTGCCACCGATGGCAGCCAGACCGCGGTGGCCATCGCGCTCTATGGCTGTGATGCCACGGCAAGTGATGTTGCAGTTGCCGGCATCACTCGGGACGCTGAGGTGAACGGCAAGGTCCTGACCTACCATCCCGACCGGGATCAGCCTGCCGAAAAGGCTGCGGCCCAGGGTGATCTGGCCGCTGTCGGCATTATCGTGCGCTGAGCGCGCGTGACTTTCGCCGTGCGCTAACGCCAGCCCCGAACTCCTCACATTTCAAATTTGATCCCTCGCGCCCTCAGGCCACGGGCCAATCCCGCGTGGCCAGTCGCTGGCGCGCCGCCGCAATAAAGGACTTCCCATGTCGATCCTCAATATCTTCAGTCAGGACGCCTTCAGCGTCATGCGCCTCACGGATGCGCTTCGTGAGATCAAATACACCCCGTCGCGCATTGGCCAGATGGGGCTGTTCCAAACGACCAGCATCGACACGCTTGATATCGCGATCGAGAAGGATAAGGAGCAGAACCGAATGCTGGTCTCGGCCAGCCCGCGTGGCGGTCCCGGCCAGACCTTCGACAAATCCAAACGCGCCATGCGGATGCTCAAGGTGCCCCACTTCCAGGTGGACGATGCGATCTATGCCGATGAGGTCCAGCAGGTGCGCGCCTTTGGGCAGGAAGTCGCCGTTGAGCGGTTGCAGCAGAAGATCGCGGACCGTGCGGCGGAAGCCAGCCAGTTCTTCGCGCTGACCGAGGAATACCACCGCCTGAACATCCTCAAGACCGGCCAGCTTCTGGACGCTGACGGCTCGGTGCTCTTTGACTATTTTACCGAGTTTGGCGAAAACCAGCAGGCCGTGGTCGACTTTGACCTCGACAACGCCAGTGCCACCGATGGTGCGCTGCGCAAAAAATGCGCCGGTGTCATCCGCCAGATGGCCGGCATTCTCGACGGTCTGCCCTACACGAGCGTCATCGCGCTGTGTGGCGACGCGTTCTTCGATGATCTGATCGGCCACAAGGAAGTCCGCGAGACCTACAAGGGCTATGCCGACGCCGCCTCACTGCGAAACGCTTACATCAATTCCGGCAATTCCGGCATCTATGGTGCGTTCGAGTTTGGCGGCATCACCTGGATGAACTACCGCGGTGGTCAGAATGTCGGCATCGAGACCGACAAGTGCCATCTCGTGCCCATGGGCGTGCCCGGTCTCTTCCGCACGGTCTATGCCCCGGCGGATTACATCGAGACGGTGAACACGCCGGGCCAGCGGCTCTATGGCAAGCAGTGGGAAATGCAGAACGGCAAGGGTGTGAACCTCGAGTTCCAGATGAACGCCCTGCAATACTGCACCCGTCCGCGCGTGCTGATCCCTGGCAAGCGCACCTGATTGGTGCGTGAGGCCGCCCGCTGAAAGGACCTGAGCCGTGGCTTCCATGTTTGACGATCTCGACGCCGCTCTCTCGGGCGCGATCAAGGGCGCCTTCGCGGAGGTTGCGGTTCATCGGCCGCGCGTTTCGGCCCAATATGTCGAGCGCGCAGTCGACCCGGACCGGCCGCAGCACCTCATCTACGGGGTGTTCTCCGCGGGCCCTGCAGATGACGGGCTGAAGGGGATCGCCCGGGGCTCCGAATTCTCGGGGACGACGCGCGTGGCATCGGCCAGCGCCGAGTTCTGGCTCGCCAGGGCGCAGGTCGATGGGCTGACCGCGCTTCCGGCCAAGGGCGACACGCTCACACTCACCAGCCGGGCTGCCAGCCCGACCTATGCGGTCTCCTCAGTTCAGCACACGGACATGGGCGACATGAACCTTATTCTCGTATGGGAGGACCTGCCGTCATGAGCCTGACCCGTCTTGCCATGCGCCTCGCGGCCGCCCGTGCGCTGCTCGACCGGACGCTGGCCGGGCCACGGGTCTTCGACAGCGCGGTCGACCCGATCGACCAGACCATTGCTGAACAGCGCCAGCCGCTGATTGTGCTGACGACTGATGAGCATGAGCTGGACGTCACCGGCCGCGATCTTGGCAGCGGAAACCATCGTTGTGAGCTGGTGATCGAGATCGCCATTGCATCCCGGGTCGAAGTGCCCGCGTCTGATGGGGACGGCGGTCAAATCACCATTGCCATTCCGCACACCGATGAAGGGATGGAGCTGACTCTCGACATCATGGAGCATCAGGTGGTCCGCGCCCTGAACCGCGACGACAACGCGTGGTCGCGTGTCTGGATGATGCTGGTCCCCCGGATCACTCGCAGCCTTTCCCGGCGCGGCGCATCGGCCGAAAACGGCGTGCGCTTTGCTGCGCGGCAGCTGGTCTTGAGCTGCGATCTGGTGGAAACGCCGGTTTCTGGCGGGGCTGTGGCGTCGACCAGCGCGTGGGGCCAGCTCCTCGCGCTGATGGACGACGACGCGGCGCTGGCGGGCATCGCGAGCCTGCTGCGGGCAGAAATAGAGGGCGAGCTCGCGGATTGGCGCCGGGCTGCGGAAACACTCGGCGTGCCGCTGGAGGTGGCAAACCAGATCGGCATCGGGCCGGTTGCGGATCTTGACGCGGACCCGCAACCGCTCGCGGACATCACGTTTCTGGATTTCGACCAGACAGTCGTCTTTGAGCCACAAGGGTCATAGCCATGGCGATCCGCGAAATCGTCGAGCTCGTTGCGCGCGTGACCGATCTGGAGCGCCGTGTCGCAGGCGTCATGCGGCATGGCACGGTGGCGGAGGTCGACCCCGGACGCCAGCGCATCCGGCTCGATTTTGGACCCACGCATGGCGGACAGGGCCGGTTCCTGTCACCCTGGCTGCCTTATGCCCAGTTCTCGGGTGCGTTGCGTGTGCACACGCCGCCCACGGTTGGGCAGCAATTCACGGTGATGTCGCCTACGGGGGATTTCCAACAGGCGGTGGCGGTGCCGCTGACCCATCACGCGGGCAATCCGAGCCCCTCAACCGCGGGGGATGAGAATGTCATCACCTATGGCAATGCCCGGATGACGCTCGCGGATAATCTGGTGCATGTCGATGTGGGCGGGTCGATGCTGAAGTTGACAGCGGCAGAGATCACGCTTTCGACCAATGGCAGCAGCATCGTGCTGAACGCAGACGGCGTCACCATAAACGGTGCGCGGATTGATTTGAACTGATCGAAAAGGGGCACCTCATGCCAGCTGTCACCCGCCGCGGCGACGCCTGCACCGGGCATGGTTGCTGGCCGCCCCGGCCGAGCACGGGGGGCAGTCCGGATGTCTTTGCCAACAGGATCGCGGTCCACCGCCAGAGCGATGGATGGGATGCGCATACCTGTCCAGCGATCCCACAGACCCATGCCAGCGTGCTGGCCTCTGGATCCACCACGGTCTTTGCCAATGGCCGCCAGCTAGGGCGGATTGGCGATCCGGTGGCTTGTGGATCCTCAGTCGCTGCCGGGTCACCAGACGTTTTTGCCGGGGAATAAGGCTGCTGAAGTTCAAGGTTGGAAACGCCAACCTTGAAATCGCCACTGCGCTGCAAGGCGCGATATGCAGGAAAGGACATCGGAATGAACCGATACGCGATTACCGAGAAAGCTGGCCGCTTCATTGCGGGCCAGACCAACACTGGCGTGGGCACCGTGCTGACGCTGACCGACAAGCAGGCCGAGCATGAGCTTCGGCTTGGCACGCTGCGACGGCTCGATGTGCCGCCGGTGAAGGCCGAACCAGAGACCGATGAAGCGCTGGCAGAAACGCCCGCGGCCAAGGTAAGCAAGTCCAAGAAACCATCGCGCATCAAACCTGATCTTGGTGAGGATCATGCGACTGCTGATGATGCGGGCTGACCGGTGGCCACGCGCAGCATAAACCCGTCCGTTGGCCTGAACGCCGTAACGGGCGGTGTGATTGAGGGCTGGCCACACGTGGCCCAGAGCCTGCAGGACATCTTTACCACGCGGTTTGGCGCCCGGATCATGCGTGAATGGTATGGATCGTTTGTTCCGAACCTGCTGGGGCGCACCATCACGCCCAATGAGGTGACGCCGTGGTTTGCCGCGGTGACCTCTGCGATCGAGCAATTCGAGCCGCGCTACCGCGTGACCCGCATTCAGATCGTTGAGGTGACACGCGACGGTCGGCTGCATCTCTTCCTCGAGGGCGAGTACCGGCCACGGGCCACCTATGGCGACTTCACGGTTGAAGGCGCGCGCCGCATCAATGCCTATGCCAACCCGGACGGGGTGCTGATCGAGGAACGCGAGGCCCAAGCATGAGCCGTTTCACCGCCATCAACCTTTCCGGTCTGACGCCGCCGGATGTGATCGAGACGCTGGACTATGAGACAATCGTCACCGAGATGCGCGATGATCTGGTCGCGCGGTTTCCGGCGATCACCGGCGTCATTGATCTCGAAAGCGAGCCCGCGCGCAAGCTGATCGAGGCCTTCGCCTATCGCGAGATGCTCCTGCGTGCGCGGATCAATGATGCGGCCCGTTCGGCTTTGCTGGCCTCGTCTTACGGCAGCAACCTCGATCATCTGGCCGCATTGTTCGCCACGCAGCGGATGCAGGTCGAGGATGCTACCGGCGTGTTGGTGGTGGAAGACGATGATCGCCTGCGCCGTCGCGTGCAGCTGGCCCCAGAGGCGTTCTCCGTGGCCGGGCCTGAAGGGGCGTATGTCTATCATGCGCTCACCGCCGCGCCTTGGGCGCGCGATGCCACGGCGATCATGACGACGCCCGGCCGGGTGCGTGTCACCATGCTGCGGGCGGGACCTGATCCGGTTCCCAGCCTTACGGAACGCGAAACCGTCCGCCTGTCGCTCATCGACAATGACGTGCGCCCGCTGACGGACATGGTCGAAGTCCTGGGCCCCCAGGTTTACCGGGTCTCGGTCGAGGCAAAGCTGACCCTCTATCCGGGCCCTGACGGCAACGTGGTGCATCAACGCGCGCTCACCGCGCTGACGGAATGGATGGCAACGAACCGGATGCTGGGGATGAACCTGCGGCGTTCTGCGATCTTTTCGAAGTTGCATGTTGAAGGTGTGCATTCGGTGGATCTGGTTACGCCTGCTGCGGACATCGTGCTCGGCCCGACCGAGGTCTATGCCCTCGACGCCATGACCATCACTGTCGCGGCCCTGCGCGATGAATAGGATCCCCGTCCATGACCCGTGAGACCCTGCTGCCGGACAACCGGACGGCCTTCGAAGAGGCGGCCGATCTCACTGGCGCACGCATTGCCGATCTTCCCATCGGGTTGCGTCCGTTGGTGCAACCGCATCAGATCCCCAGCAGCCACCTGCCTTGGCTCGCTTGGAGCCTCTCGGTCGATCTGTGGGACAAGGACTGGCCGGAGGAGACAAAACGCGCGCGCACCGCGCGATCACTGCCGTTTCACGCGATCAAGGGCACACAGACCGCCATCGCGGAAGCGCTCGCCGTGATGGGGGCGCAAGCGCGGCGCTTTATCGTGCCGCCTGCCAAGACGTTCATGACACAGGCGCTCAGGGATGAGGAACGCGCCGCCTATCTCGACCGCTTTGCCCAGCTTCGGGTCTATCCGTTCATCGCCCGGGGTGTTTCCGGTCGGAACACCCGGTATCTTTCGGCGCCTGACGGCCCGGGCACGGCCTTTGCCGGGCCAAACAATCCGGTCTCAGTGCAGGGCACGCGCTATGTGCGCACCGCCAAGCTGCATGATCGTGGCCGCGAAACGACCCTGACGCTGCGCACGGTCACGCCAGAACGCGTTGGGGAGTTCAACACGATTGCCTATGACGAGGTGGTCCTAGCCCCCAAACCTACGGCGGCCATCCACCTGAACGTCGCGCCCAAAGCCCGCGCGTTTCTGATCGATGATATCGGTGTGCGCCAACGCATCGTGCGCCTCCCGCGGGCCACGACCTACAGCTACCGGCTGGGCCGCGAGCAATACACAACCGTGCTGCCAAAAGGCGAGCTGATCGATGTGCGCCCACAGCAGGTTGCTGAGACACATCCGCGCCGGTTTGGAGCGATTTTCCCCGGTGTGCCGTGCCAGCATGTGGCAGGCACGTTCCTGCCCGAGACCATCGCTTGGCAGTATCTCTATGATCGCTGGCACATCCACGATCCGGCCCGCGTGCTCGACGAGCGCAAGCGGTCCACCCATCTGGGCTACACCCGGCTCGGGATGCCGCCATACCACGCCGAGGTGCTGACCCGCATCACGGGGCGTCGGTATCCGCGTACGGTGGGCCGTTTCGTCAATGGCTATGTGGTGGCCGCCAGTACCAAGCCGGTCGCGGATGCGCGCGAGGCGGTGATGGTCGCCAAATCGCTGCGGGACAAGGTCCTGATCAACACCAAGACCTGGCGCGTGCCGCGACCGGGCGACCGCCGCACAGTGGGCGATATCACGCTCGGCACTTTGACAGAGGTTTGAGACATGGAACGCACCGTCATCTACCGCGATCGGCAGGAACTGCAATCCGCCGATCTCAACAACATGCAGGACTTTGCCCGCACCTCGATGGATCACATCGTCCGCGATGCGGTTGAAAGCGGCAAGGCCTATTCCGGCTTTTCCGCCACCAAGACCGCCGCGACCGAGATCACACTGTCGGCAGGCAGGCTTTACGCCGGTGGAGCGGTCTATGCGCGCGGTGAGGACATCATCGTTGATCTCTTCAACGTGCTGCCGCTGGTGACCCGCAAGCGCGTGGCGATTGTCAGCTTCGGCCAGGAGGTCGAGACGGATATCCAGCCGCGCGACTTTCTGATCGACGCGCAGACCGGCACCACTGAGCCGCAATCAGTCGCGATGGAGAGCCTTCGCCGCGCGGAAATCTCAACCGTGGCGGGTACCGAAGGGCCGGACCCCAGCTATCCCGCCACGGATGCCAATGTGACGGTCATCGCCTATGTGCTGCTCGACACCACCGGCGTTGTGGCGATCGAGCAGTGGCAGGCGACACAGCTGCCAAACCTGCGCAATGTCGCAAACCGCACGATTGCGCTGGAGCGCTGGCGCGGCCAGATCAGCGGCCAGGTCGATACGCTGCGTACGGATCTGTCGGCGCTGGCAGACCGGCTGGCGGGCTATGCCACCAAGGCCGAGATTGTGGAATTGACGGAGCAGCTCGATGAACTGCGCACCGAGGTCTATGCGCCGGGCGCTTATATCTACTACGGCACCAACCATTTCCTGACGGCTGATGGCTCAAATGTCGATCACCCCGATTTTGACGCGGTGGTCGAGGAAGGCATCCGGTTTCCACGGGCGGGGTCCGAGACCTCGGAACTGGCACTGCTGAACCCCAACAACGTCTATATCGCCAATACCAGCGGGTTCGTGCTGCCCAAATACGCCCATGGCATCCGGCTTGATCTGACGGGCTATGCCTCCGAGACGCGGCTGGCGCAGTACACCTTCGAGACCACGGATATTCGCCAGCTGACCCGAGCGCGCACGCGGCGGCGCTATGGCAATTCCATGGTGGTCTGCACCAACAGCCGCTGGTGGCGTCAAGGCACCTACGATCTGGCGGGCAATATCTTCCGCCGGGATGGAGAGACCTGGGAGGTCACCAACGGCCTGCCGGACCGCATGCCCAATGGCGCGCGCGTGCCCAACGGCAATGTGCACTGGATCCGGGTGCGGCGATTTTGGATCGACACCTATGAGGAGCAATACTGGGACCGGGTCACGACCACGGCCACGATCAACGGCCAACAAGTGGCGCAGACCTTCCTGAACTCGCAAGATGGCTGGCTGAGCCAGGTTGGGCTTTACTTCTCACGCAAGGCCGCTGCGGGGGATGTCACACTGCTGGTGACCGAGACCGCCTTTGGCATGCCGGACCTGTCCCGCGTGATCTCGCGCACAACGCTGCCAGTGGCGGATATTCAGGTGGGGGCGATCTCGACGGAGGTGGGCTTGCCGTCGCTGGTGGAGAGCAAACTGCCGATCACGCCAACCTTCCTGACGGCCGGACGGCGCTACGCGATCGTGCTGGTCACCACCGGTGATCATTATGTCGCCATGACCAATACCGACAACGGGGTCGTGCAGGGCACGTTCTTTGTCTCGACCGATGGCGCGTTCTTCGCGGGCAACCTCGTCGATGACATGAAAATGCGGCTCTACTTTGCGCGGTTCGAGCGCACACGGCTCTCGGTCGAGCTGACAGCGCTGCAGCTGGCAGGCGGCATTCTCGATCTTGATGTGCTGCACGAAGGCGTGACGCCGCCTGCCTGCCGCACGGATATCGAGGTGCAGGTGAACGGGGCCTGGGTGGCGCTTGATGGTGATACCAGCGGTCCGGACCTCTCGGGTCTGCCGGGCATCCTGCCGCTGCGCATGACGCTCACGGGCACCACGGACCTGATGCCGGGCTTTGGGCTTGCGGGCTCACAGACGGTCGCAACGCGGCCAAAGACTGCGTTCACCTGGGTGTCGGATGAGCGCACGCTCGGCTCGGCCACAACAAGCGTCAAGGTGGTCACCGACCTGCAGCATTTTGAAGAGGTGAACCACGATTGCACCGTGACGCTTATGACCGGTGCCGCGCTGGACCGGGTGGAGTCGGCCGATGTGGTTGAGGATGTGGTGCTGGCCGATGGCACGGTACGGCGGACCTCGATCTTCAACGTAGCCTCGGTCAGCACCTACGCGGTCAAGATCATTGGCTCGACGGTGAGCGCGGCAGTGCCGTTTCTGGTCAGTGAGCTGATCGAATACGCCCAGACCTGATCCGATTGAGGAGACAGCCAAATGGCATCCAAACTAACCCACTACCGGGTGACGGTGAACCGTCCCCTTGAATTTGCCGGGGCCCGGTTCCGGCCGGGCGCGCGCTATACGGTGACAGCTGCCATCTTCGACGGCCTGCAAGCAGACCATCCCGAGGCGATCGCCACATCCGAGCCGCTGAAGAAAGGGTGACGCCATGCTGAGGTTTGAAGATCTGCGGGTGCGGGACAATCAGGACCTTGATCGGGACTTCTTCAATCGCCGCTACCGCTTGATTGCCGAAAGCCTCGGCGATCTCGATGCCCAGCTTGCGCGCATCCGCGGTGCCACCGACAATCTGGTGACCCTGGGGCTGTCGCGGGTAAATGAGGTATTGGGTCCTGCGCTCGCCACGGCAACAGCGGCGGCCGAGAACGGGTTTCTGGTGGCCACGTCCTCAACGCCGCTCACTGTGTCGGTGGGTCTGCAGACCACCTTTGAGATCGATAACACACCCGCACGAGCGCTCTTTGCGCCGACACCCTATGTCGTGCTGACGCGCGATGTCGACGACAGCCTGAACGACTGGGCGGTGTTCCGGGTCGACGGCTACAGCCGCGCCAATGGCGGGCTCGCGGGCGAAGTGGTGGCCGTCAACGGAGATATTGGTGCGGCCGTCCATGGCGACTGGGTGATTTCTGCAAGCGCGGGCCTTGCAGCTTCCGTGATTGAAACGGCCGCCGCAGTTTCAAGTGCGCTAGCCCTGGCCCAGCAGGCGGCACAGGATGCGGCGGCGGCGGCGGATATTGCCGAAAGCGTTCTGGCCAATGGCCCGGTGTCGTCCGTGAATGGCCAGGCGGGGGAAGTGGCGCTCGGGATCGGGGATATTCCCAACCTCACGGCGCAGCTCGCCAGCAAAGCGGCCAGCACTCATGGCCATACGATTGCGCAGGTCTCCAACCTGCAATCAACGCTGACGGCGCTGCAAGACCGGATCGATCTGGTTGATGGCGGGACGTATTGACGGAGGAGGTGCAAATGCGATCCACCTTGACAGAGATCAGCACCAAGCTGGGCATCACCGATGTGCGCGATGTGCAGGTGAGTGAGATTGTCGATGACGGGGCCGGTGGTTTCATCCGTGCAATCCGGGTCTTCGGGGAACCCTCCGCATCCGCAGGCCCGGCGCTGATCCTCGAGGTGCAGATCCAGTCCGACACAAAGACCGACCTCGATATCACGACACCGACGCTGTCGTTCTGAACCTCGGCCAACCGCCGATCCCAAGCATCCAATATACCTTCACGCGCGCCTGACGGTCGCGTGGGTGTTCATCTATTCAAGGAGACCTTCTCATGTCTGACCCGACCTTCGGGATTTCGATCACGCGGATCGATACTGAGCCGCGCCCGCCCGTCTGGAGCGATATGTCCGTTGTGGGCCTGATCGGCACGGCGCCCGATGCGGATGCATCGGTGTTCCCGGCCGATACGCCAGTGTTCCTCTATTCTGACGATGCCACCAAGCTGACAGCGCTCGGGGCAACTGGCACGCTGCGCGACGCGGTCACACTGATCAACGCGCAGCTTGGTGAGTTCCAGGTGGCAGCCAAGGTCGTGGTTGTGCGCGTTGAAGACGGTGCCGATGCTGACGCGACCATCGCCAATATCGTCGGCGACGGCGTCGCGACCGGCCTGCAGGCGTTCATCGCCGCGGGTCCAGAGCTTGGTATCATCCCACGCCTGATTTGCGCTCCGGGCTATACCAGTCAACGCGGTGTCGGTGAGGCCAACCCGGTCTGTGCAGCGCTGCCCGCGATCTGCGAAAAACTTCTGGCGCATGCGGTTGTCGATGGCCCCGCCACCACTGAGCAGGACGCCATCGATTGGCGAGAGACGATTGCCTCGCAGCGCCTGATCCCGGTCGACCCTGCAGTGAAAGTGTTTGCCGGTGGCGTTTCTGTCGTGCAGCCGCTTTCGCCGGCCATCATTGGCATCGGCGTGCGCCGCGACCACGAAAAGCAGGGCCGACCGTTCCACAGCTGGGCCAACCAGCCGGTGCAGGGCATTGTTGGTCCCTCACGTCCCATCAACTTCTCGCTCACCGATGGCGCGACCGAAGGCCAGCGCTTGCTGTCGGCCAATGTCGGCGTGCTCCTGCGCGGTGAAATGGGCGTGGAGAGCGCCATCGGTCAGGGTGGTTTCATCTTCGTGGGCACTGACAACGCGGGCGAGGACGACCTCTGGCGGTTTTATAACGTCACCCGGGGGCGCGACTTCATCCACCTGATGCTGCTTCGGACCCTGCGGTTCTATCTCGGGCGGTTCAACATCACGGGCCAGACCATCCAGGCGATCCTGAACACGATGGAAACCGGCCTGCGCAATCTCAAGGCCGATGGCGATATCCTTGGCTTCGAGATGAAGTTCACGCGCGATCAGAACACGCCTGAGGAACTGCGTCAGGGCCGCTTCACGGTCAGCTTTGCTGCCGAGGAAGCACCGGTGCTGCGCTATCTCGGCATTCAGTCCGCGCGGTACCGCCCGGCGCTTGATGCGCTGCTTGATGATCTGCTGGCGCAGGTCGGCACGATCACCGGCTAATTACTGAACAAAAGGAGACGCTCTGATGAGCAACATTTACGTCATGGAGGCCGCAAACCTTTTTTGCGGCGACGAGGACCCGTCGGCCTCCAAGCACCTGACGCTGACCGAACTGCAATTGCCGAACCTGCAGGAGATGTTTCAGGACCATCATCCCGGTGGGTCGCGCGTTCAGGTCGAAGTTGCGCTTGGCATCGAAAAGCTTGAGGCCAACTTCAAGCTAGCGGGCTGGGACCCACAGGTTCTGGCGCAGTTTGGTCTAGGTGCCCGGGCGCGCAAGAAGTTCACCGCCTACGGCTCGGTGCGAGACAAGCGCAACGGCGTGGCCATTGAGGCCAAGGCGGTTTTTGAGGGTCGTCTTGGCACGGCCAATGCAGAGTCGTTCAAGCGCGGCGATCTGCAGAGTTTCGATTACGCGATTGGCGAAATCATGCACTATGAGCTCTATTTCGAGGGCAAGGAAGTCTACTACTGGGACTTTTTCACAACCGACTGGCGTGTCAACGGCGTGTCGGAAAACGCAGATGAGCGCGGCATCCTGCGCATCCCCAATGGTTTCTGAGGTGATCCATGTCTGACGCAGTAAAACAAAAAACCGTTTCCCTGTCCGTGCCGGTGACCTTTGAGGGCCGGGAAATCACCGAGATCCGCATTGCCAAGCCCAAGGTCAAGGACCTCAAGCGGATGAATGCGGCACTGGACGGCATCACCGATCGTCTGGATCAGGGCATTGTCATGGCTTCGGCACTGACGGGATACCCGATCGAGATGATCGAGGATCTGGACACTGATGACTTCACCGCGCTGTCGGAGGTGATTGCGGATTTTTTCCCCAAGGGCACGGCTTCGCCTCCTGGCGATCGGTCGTTGCCGAAACTGCCCACTGGCTGAACACGCCGCTCACGGCTTTTGAAGAGATGGAGTGGGCCGAGGTGGTGCTGTGGCACGCGGAGGCCCGACGTATGGCCGTTGCCAAGAGGATGAGGTGACCAGATGACACAGCTCACATCCCAACTGGTCATCGAACTGCTGGACCGAGTAACCAGCCCGGCGCGCCGGGCGGCGAATGCGCTGGCGGGCATCTCGAACACGGTCCGTGAGACCAATGGCCAGCCCATAACCTTCGGGGATCGCTTGAACGCGGCCATCACCCGCAACAACCGCGCCTTGGCTGACGCACGCGGCGGGCTGGTGGATGCGGTGGCCAGCTTTTACGCGCTGCGCAGCGCGATCGGCGCGCCGATCCAGGCCGCGTCGGATTTTGAAAGCGCCATGGCCGATGTGGCCAAGGTGGTGGACTTTCCGACACCAGACGCTTTCGCGCAGTTCCAGCAGGACCTCTTTGCGCTGTCGCGCGACATTCCCATCGCGGTGACAGGCCTTGCAGACATTGCCGCAGCAGCGGGACAGGCCGGAATTGCTGGTGAGGACCTGATCCGCTTCACGGATGCGGCCGCCCGGATTGGGGTGGCGTTTGATATCAGCGCCGAGCAGGCGGGTGGCTCGATGGCCAACCTGATGACCGCCCTCAACCTGACCATCGACGAGACGGTGTCGCTGGCCGATGCGATGAACCATCTGTCCAACAACCAGGCCTCGAGTGCGGCGGACATTCTGAACGTGGTCCAGCGTGTGGGCGCGCAGGCGACCATGTTTGGCTTTACCGCGGAGCAAACATCCGCCTTCGCCTCCGCGATGCTGGCAGCAGGCTCGACCAGCGAGGTTGCTGCGACGTCATTCCGAAACATGGGGGCCGCCCTTACAAAGGGCGAGGCAGCCACCGCCGGACAACGCCGGGCTCTACAGGCGCTTGGACTGGACGCGGAAGATACCGCGCGGTCCATGCAGGAGAACGCGGTTGAAACCACGATCGACGTGCTGCGCCGGATTGGCCAGTTGCCAGCCGAGCAGCGCGCGGCGATCTCGTCGCAGCTCTTTGGCAATGAGGCCCGTGCGCTTGGGCCGCTGCTGACCAATCTCGGGCTGGTCGAGGACACCCTTGGCATGGTGGGGGATCGCGCGACCTATGCGGGGTCCGCCTTTGCGGAGTTTGCAGCCCGCAACAACACGTTCCAAGCCAATATGCAGCGGTTCCAGAACGTTCTGACCGAGCTGCAGATCAATATCGGCAATGCGCTGATGCCCGCGATCACGCAGCTCGCCGAAGCCGTCACGCCGTTGATCACCCGTCTCGCCGACCTGGCGAATGCCTATCCGGAGGTGACGCTGCGCGTGGTGGGGGCGACTGCAGCGGTGATCGCCTTCAAAGGCGCCATGGCGGCGCTGCGCTTTGCCGGGCTTCTGGGACGCGGGGGTGTCTTGTCACTGATTGCGGCGGGCTACAACAGCATCGGCCGGGCGGCCATCGGGGCGCGCACGGCGGCAAGTTCGATGATCGGATTGCAATCTGCGCTGGCGGCCATGTCTGGCCAGCCCCTCGGGACGCTTGGTCGTTTGCGTGCCGGGCTCACCGGGATCGCGCTGGCGGTCCCGGGCGTCGCGGCCTTGTCATCGGGTATTGCGGCCATCGGCGGAGCCGTGGCCACGATCTCGGCACCTGTCTGGGGGACCTTTGCGCTGGTCGCCGCTGCTGTGGCGGCCGCCGGTTTGACAATTTACCGCTACTGGGACCGGATCAGCGCGATCTTCACCGGCGTGGGACAGGCGATCGGCGCAGCGCTGCAGCCGGGTCTCGATTGGGTTGGCGAAAAGCTCTCCTTCCTGACGCCGCTGGTCGATGGGTTCGGTGCAGCCTGGGATTGGGTACGGGACAAGCTGTCGGGTCTTGGCGAGTTGCTCTCGGGTCTGTTCACCCGCGAAACCTTGTCTGAGGAAGACGTCGCCCGGATCACCGAACGGGCGCGGGAAGTCACCGAAAACATCATCGGCTGGTTTGCTGGCTTGCCTGCCCGGATAGGCGAGGCGGCCAGCGCATTGGTCGCGGCGGGTCGCGGTCTGATCCAGTCCATCTGGGACGGGGCCCGTGAGCGGTTTGGGGAATTCATCGACTGGGTTGCGGGCATTCCGGGGCGTATCATCGACGCAATTGGCAGCATTGATCTGTCCAGCCTGATCAACTTTGGCGAGCCGCCGCGCTGGCTGCGCTGGATGATGGGCGATGAGGAGGTCACACCGCCAGAGATCCCGGCACTGCCGCGGCAGGCTGAATTTGATTTGTTGCCGACCGATCAAAGAGGGGCTGCAGAGACGCTGGCGGCGGCGCGCGCGGCCGGGGATCTGCCAACGCCGCAATATCTGCAGGACCTGTCAGACTACGCCGCACACCTGCGCGGTGAAATGGCCGGGGTTCAGGTACAGATCGACCAGATTGATCAGAACGGGCCGATGGGAGACAGCCTGGCAGCTCCCTTGCTGGCCAACCTTGGACGGTTGCAGGAAGAGCTGGTTGGGGTCGAAGCAGATCTCGATGCGGGTCGCCTGCGCGCGGATGAGGTGACAGAGG